GAAGCCCGCCAGCCAGAAGGCGTCCCAGCCGGCGACCGAAGAGCGCAAGGGATCGAAGAAAGCCACCATCCTGGAACTCCTGCGCCGCCCCAAAGGCGCTTCGTTGACCGAGATCGCCAAGGCCACCCACTGGCAGAACCACAGCATCCGAGGCTTCCTCAGCGGCGCCCTCCGTAAGAAGATGGGTCTGAGCGTAGAATCCAGCAAGAACGAGTCTGGCGAAAGGCGGTACCGCATCGGCAAGTAGCCCGCACCGCAGAACCAACGCCGCCACTCGCAAGGTGGCGGCTTTTCTTCGTTGTCTGCTCCGCTTCCGTGTGATCTTCACGCGGCTTCGGGGTACGTCATGATCACTAGCGGAGGCACCGTAACCGGCGGTGTCGCGCTGGCTCCCGCTTCTCGCCATCCCGCCCGCGACTTGAGCCAAAAGATGGCGGCTGCCGTTTTCTTGCCGGAGGTCGCCTGCTGATATAAACTCTGTGCCACTTGCGCATTGGCCTCCGTGGCCCCCCGGTCTAGTTCTTCGCGGAAGTGGCGGCGCAACGTTTTGGCCGATCGTAGGCTTAGGAAACAGGCGATCTTCTCCTGGGGGGTGCCATAAGCCGCCATCGAGCGCACCATCTTCCGCTGTTCCTCAGTCGGAACAAATCTCGGTCTAGCCATTTCCCCTCTCCTTCGTTCGCTGGTGCACCGGACCAATTCTGAAATTCTCCGCGACCACCGAACTCAGCACGAGCCTACCGGCTGGCAACCCACATCCTCCGGGGCCAGCCGCGCCTTGCCGACCTCCGCGAACGTCCCGCCGTCGCCATCGAGCACTGCTTGCTGGCCCGTCAACCCCTGCCAACGCTCCACCACCACGTCCACGTATCTCGGATCCAGCTCCAGGCCATGACACACCCGCCCGGTTTGTTCGGCGGCGGCCAGTGTAGTGCCGCTGCCCAGAAACGGGTCGTACACCAGTTCCCCTCGTCGCGTGTGGTTGCGGATGGGGCGCTGCATCAGCGCAATCGGTTTCTGCGTGGGGTGATCGAATTTGTCTTCTCCGGAACCGCCCATGATGAATTTCGGCGAGGGCGAATCCCAGATGGTGGAGTTCTCGCCGGCCTTACCGAACCAGGGCGCATTCTTCTTGCGCACGTACCAGCAGGGCTCGTGCTGATACCAGTAGTGAGTTCTGGTGAGCACAATCCGGCCCTTGTTCCAAATGATCTGTTGCGGGTAGAGAAATCCGATCCGTAGCAGACCATCCAGCACCTCGCGCGTGAAGACCGAGGCGTGCCACACGTAGGCGGCCTGCAGACTGGGCACCAGTTCGAAGGCTGCCGACCAGTCGGCACGGGTGTCTGAGGAGATGGAGGTATTGGTGTGGCCCGCGGTGCGCTGCTTCATGTAGCTGGTCTGCGCCGGCCCGCAGCCGTTCAGCCCTGCACGGTCGCGCCATTCCGAATCCAGTTCGATCCCGTAGGGAGGATCGCTCACCAACAGGATGGGTTGCGACGTTCCGAGCAAGCGCTCCACTGACTCCTGGCTGGTGGCGTCCCCGCAGAGCACCCGGTGAGGGCCGCAGACCCACAGGTCGCCTGCCCGCGAGACGGGGATCAGAGGTAGCGGTGGCGTGGCGTTACCTCGCTCATCTTCATCCGGAGAGACGAGCAGAGCATCGATTTCGTGAATGTCGAAGCCTGTCAGTTTGAGATCGAATGCAGCCACCTTTAGTTCTTGTAACTCGAAGGCCAGCAGTTCCTGGTCCCAATCGGCCCACGTAGCGGAGCGGTTGACCATCAGGCGGAACGCCTTCACCTGGGCCGGTGTCCACTCGTCACACAGAATCACCGGGAGCTCTTCCAGTTGCAAGGCGAGTGCTGCTTTCAAGCGCAGGTGGCCGTCCACTACTTCGCCATCGCTGCGCACGAGCAATGGGATTTTGAACCCGAATTCGCGAATGGAGGCCATCATCTGCTCGACTGCATGGTCATTGCATCGCGGATTGCGCGCGTACGGGCGCAGCGTATCGGTTCTACGGATTTCTATTTGCACGGTAATTCTCCTTGTAGCCAGTAATGATTCCTGGTCTAACCATACGGCTGCCCGTAGGCGGGTGGTCAAGTACAAAAAGTGCGGGAAAAGGCGGGCAAGTGCGGGAAAAGGCGGGAAAAGCTACTTGAGGTGTGGCTTTTCGGTCAGAACACGCGTGAAAACCCTGTCGTACTCCTCTGTGCTCCGCGGATCGTTGCGTTGCCACCGCTCGAATTCGGTGGCGCCTCGGTAACCTGCCGCTTTCCAAAAAGTGGTCCGGAAGATGCGCTTCTTCTTGACGCGGAACACCTCATCGATATACTCATCTACCTGTGCTCGCCGCTTGGCCGCGATTGGATCCTCGCTGTCGAGCAGCACATCTTTCGGCGCACTGCCGGAGTTCTCGTTCACAGCAGCCTCCATCGGAAGGCGCAGCGCGATTTCTCCCAACAATTCCGACTCTCGGCCCGCGAGCGCGAGCCGAATTGCCTCGATCTCACAGTCATCCAGGCAGGCCACCGCAAGCAGTGGCATCACCGTCAAGGATTGGTAACAACGGAGTTCAACGAGAAGAGGAGAAATATCTCCCACTGATTTCACCAGACCAATCCTGCGTTGGGCGCGTGAACGGTAGAGTTTCTCAGCACACTCCACGATTAGCTCGGTTCGCTTCTCACCATTTGCTCGCGCGATCCGCGAAAGGTATTCAGCGACGAGCCGCTTGCCTTCCGCGAATTCCTCTCGATCCATGTTGTGGGGGAACATGCTGCCACCGCGCAGTAGCCAATGGGGCTGTTCTTAGCATACAACGGCATTGTTGTCTGGGCGCTATTCGCCTCTCACACAGCGGGCGAAGGCCGCTGTCCCCGCAACTGATTCCAAATCTCCTTCTGCTCGTTCCAAGACATGACTCCCGGAAGGCGTCGCAGGGAGCGCTCACTGACCGGCTCGCGGCCCTTCTCGACCTCGGGCAGAAACAAAATCTCTTCCTGAATTTCCGGCGCCAGGTTTAACAGATTCATCACCTGCGTCATCCGGGGACGGGACACAATCCCCAGCTGCGCCAACTCCGTATAGTCCCGCACCGTTCCGTTCCGCAACAATCCCTCGCAACGAACCGCCAGCGCCATCAGGCGGGTGATTCGCGGCAGCCGCCCCCGTTTCTCCTGATGCCCTAAACGCACCAGAGGTATGTCCAACTCCTCCCCGCCGAATTCCTTCCGCACCACCATGCGAACCAATTTATGCGCACGGTCGTAAGTGACCCGCTCCACGATCTTGCGGACGGATTCGCCCACGCATCCGGTCTGCTCCGCAGCGGATTCCGTCGGCGCCATCGTGCGCACCCGTTTCCACACCGCCTGCTCGATCTGCGGCGCACTCACCGACTTGGTCGGACAATCCTTCCAGCCTCGCTGCTGCGCCCGCAAGCAGATGTAGTATCGGTACCGCCGACCGGCTTTCTTGGTGTAGCTCGGCACCATCGCCACCCCACAGTCCGCGCAATACAACAGCCCGCTCAACGGACTCCCTTCCCCGCCGCCCGCCTTCCGCTCGATTCCCCGCCGGCTTTGCAGACCCCCTTGCACCTGCTCCCACTGTGCGAGTTGGATAATGCCCACATGTTCCCCAGGGTAAGTCTCGCCCCGATGCCGCACCTGTCCCGTGTACGTGAGGCTGTTGAGAATCACCGAAACACCGTTCTTCGAGAACGGCATGCCCGCATGCTGACGGCCTCGTCGGCTGGTCCACTGCTTCGTGGTCCTTCCCCGCCGGTTCAACTCCTCAGCCACTGCCAACACACTCTGCCGCTCCTGGTAGAGCGTGAAAGCCTCTCTGACTACGTCGGCTTCCCCCTCGTTCACTACCAGCCGCCCGCCTCCAGCCACCACCTCATAACCCAGCGGCGGAATCCCTCCCACCCACTTTCCCTTGCGTCGCGCCGCCGACATCTTGTCCCGCGTCCGCTCGCTGATCAACTCTCTTTCGAACTGCGCGAAGCTGAGAAGCACGTTCAACGTCAGCCGCCCGATCGAAGAGGTTGTGTTGAATTGCTGCGTGATCGAAACGAAGCTCGTCCCTCGCTGTTCCAGTGCCCCCATGATCCGCGCAAAGTCCAGCAGAGATCGCGACAGTCTGTCCACTTTGTACACCACCAGACAGTCGATGCCTCCGGATTGCAGGCTTGCTAACAGCCGCTGCAGCGCCGGCCGGTCCATGTTGCCGCCGCTATATCCACCATCGTCATAGCGCTCCGGCAATGCGGTCCAACCTTGATGCCGTTGGCTGGAGATATAGGCTTCCGCCGCTTCCCGTTGTGCGTCCAGCGAGTTGAAGGGCTGCTCCAACCCTTCCTCGCTCGACTTGCGCGTGTAGATCGCACAGCGCACTGGCCCCGCGACAGTTCCCTCGATTCCCGGTGGCGGTTTACGCGGCATGCTTTCTCGCCTGGAGGCCGAAGAACACGAAGCCGTTCCAGCGGGTGCCGGTCACGCACTCGGCCACTCCGCTCAGGGAAGCGAACCTCCGGCCCTGGTGCTCGAACCCATCCACCAATACCTTGACCTCGATGGTCTGGCCTCGGAACTGGCGCTTCAGGACGACGCCCGGCAGAGGGAGCCGGTGATCGCGACCGGAAATGGGGGGAGGATCGGCAGCCGCTCGCCGGGGCTGGGGCGCAGTCAGGCGGAGGTCGCGGTCGTCGGCGATTTCCAAGGCGCGAGCGTGCGCCCGCTCCGACAACCCACCCAGGAGGTTGGCCTGGAGCCGCCAGGCGATGCGGCGCAGGAGGAGGACCCGGTGCCGGGCACTGGGCTGTTCCCCGAAGAGCTCCTCATAGCGCGCCACCAGCACCGAAACGGGTGCGGTTCTCAGCCGGTCGGCCTCTTGGGGCCAGGAGACGTGTTCTTGTACTTTCATGTGTTTAGCGTGTACTTTGGTGCGACTTCGGTGTACTTCCGTGCGTTTTGAGTGTTCTTTCATGCCGTTTATCGGCACCTTCATGAACGCTCTTTGGGCGGGAAAACGCAAGTTGAGAGAGGTGCTAAACGACGGAAAATCAGTGACTTAGGTCGATGATCTGAGGCAGAATGAAGATCGCGGCGCGAAATAGTTTTTACCGCCTCCGGCCCTTTATATATAGACGGTAAAAACTCCTCGGTTTCTGACGGGTGTCTCACGGTTCTGAGACGCGGTTTCCGAGGTGGTTTTGGCTGGGGAGCCAAATAATCCGACGACGAACTCTCTGTCCTTCCGGTTAACGGCGCGGCAGCGTGGATTCGCTGGAAATAG